ATTTCGTTGTCGATGGCAAAGTAGTAACTGGATCACAATATAAACTTGGAAAACGAGTAGTATATGGCGAAACTGATCAAAATATAGACATTGCACAAACATTTGTTGATATGTTGAACAAAAATATTGATCAACCATATGTTATAGATATTGCATTAACAGATGATGGCTATAAAGTTATAGAATTAAATACTATGAATTGTGCTGGATTTTATGCATGTGATATGCAAAAACTAGTAACTGCAATTATAGATTACGAACATAAGTAATAATGGGGGATTAGTTCAATGGTAGAACAGGTGCTTTACACGCATCATACGGCAGTTCGATCCTGTCATTCCCTACCATAACAAAAAGATTGATATAATGAACGATAAATGGAATAAACGATTTTTAGAACTAGCTGATAATATTTCATTATGGTCAAAAGACCCTAGCACAAAAGTTGGTTGTGTTATTGTTAGACCAGATAAAACTATTGTTTCTGTTGGATATAATGGATTTCCTCGCAATGTTGATGACAGCGAAGAAAGATATAATGATCGTGAATTGAAATACTTAATGGTCAAACATGCAGAAGAAAATGCTATCGACTTTGCTAAAGAATCATTGACTGGATACACTGCATATGTTACACATCATCCATGCTCTACTTGCACTGGAAGTTTAATCCAAAATGGAATATCACATGTAGTAACACGAAAACCAACTGATGCGTTTGCAGAACGATTTAGTAAAAGTTTTGAAGCAGCAAGAATAATGCTAAGTGAAGCAAATATAAAACTTACGATAATAGAATAACTTTGGGGGTATGGGCAAATGGTAAAGTCGCTTGGTTTAGGCCCAAGAGTTTTGTGGGTTCGAGTCCCTCTACCCCTACCAAATAATACAGGAAACATAAAATGACTAAAAAAGCAAAGATTATTAAAGAAGTTAACGATTTCAATGTAGAAATTGCAGATAATGGTTTTGTTCTTAACTATTCTGGAAGAACAGACGAAGATGATTGGATAAATTCAAAAGTAGTAATAACCAGTGTAGATGATTTGGTAAAAACAATTACAGATATTGTTTCTATGGAGAAATAATATAAGATGCCCCATTGGTGGAACAGGCAGACATGGCGAACTCAAACTTCGTTGCCGAAAGGTGTGGGGGTTCAAGTCCCTCATGGGGCACCAAAAATTAGATAGATATTATAAAATGACTCCTCTAGAAATATACGAATATAAATTTAAATGGTTAAAATCATGTAATAATCATGTAGAAATAAATGAAGATAATGATTATCTAGCCAAAGCATGGTGCAAAAAAAACCTAAAACAACATCAATGGCAGTTTACTCGCTACACTAGTAACTACGAACATACTATTTCTTTTGAAATAGAAGAATTTAAATTGCAGTTTATTAATAATTATTTAAATGATCAGTAATTTAAATATCGTCAGACTAGTTCTCACGATATAAGTCTAGGTAAGTCCCACTGTCTGAAAAGATACGCACACCTAGCCACCACATAATGTGGTGTTATAATTACGGTCTTGTAGCATAGCGGCTAATGCGGTGGTGCCCTAACATCATTGATCGTGGGTTCGAGTCCCACCTAGACCACCATCTTTTATATTATCCTCTGAGCAACTAATTGATTCTAGATAAGAAATTAGTCAAGATAGTATTAAACGACCTAAGTTAAAACAGGCGAAATATACTGGTCGCAAAACTAACTTCAACCTGAGTATAGACAAACGTTGTGAAACTGCTCTGCATATAACATTTAACAAAAGGAAAATAAAAATGTCATAGATTGATTTAAATTGTTCGGAGATAGTTTTTCATTTTAATAAAAAACATCTAGAAGATTCCGCTATTCCAATGTGGATAGTTAAAGCAAAAGGACAATCGTATTACGTTAATCACGTAGATTGTCAAGTCGGTTGGTCAACTAAAGAAACACCAGATAATCCAAGCACAAAAGGTGCCATTAAGATTAAAAAGTGTAACCTCAAGATTGATGAATCAAATACTGCTATTATTTCTCCTATTATAGAAGTAATATAACATGCCAGTAATAGCGTTTAAGAGTCATAGAAGTCGTTATCCTCCTGTAATAGATTTTATAATTAATATACTTTATAAGATTTTATCACATAAATGGAGAAACAAAATGGATAAACTACAATTAAAATACAATAATATACAACTTGCTGCTGAAATAAAAGAAAATAAAGAAGAACGAAAATCTTCTGCTAGACGTGGAAATTATTATATAACCCATTATGGGGATACTAAGAACATTGCGGATACAATGACAAATGATATATTAGTTAAATGGGGGCATTTGTATACTGGTGCTGCATGGTATTTGCAAAGTAAGCTAGCAAAACAAAAAACAGAAGCAAGAGCATACAATATGCTAAATGCGTTTTTAAAAGGTCGTAGATTTGATACCGTTGAAAAGTATTATTACAACAAAGGTATAGATTATATAATAGCCACTTTAACAAAAGATGAAAAAGCATATTCTTTGTATTCTAATCGAAAACATAATCAAAGACTTGCATTAGATAAAGCAAGAATAATGTTGGGTTCTTATAAACTAAGGTCAGGATCAGTTTATAAGAAAAAAGGAAAACCACAACAAGTTTCACTTATTAAAGAAGCAATACCTCACGAAGAATTTGATAAATGGGTGCTTGACACTCATACTTCATTGTGATATAGTTGGATTCAAGGCGATGTGGATGATATAGTTGGATTCAAGGCGATGTGGATTAGGACACATGTGGATATTAATGTAGCCGTTACCAAAGTCTGGAAATCAGAATCGGTTATTAATCGCAATGGGTAATCAACCCCATCCTTGATGTTGCAGTATAGGAAAGCATTCGGAATTTAATAGTGCCTATACCACTAAATTCCAGTAAATACAAATACTAAAAGTTATATAAATAACTGGACTAACAGGGGGTAACTCAGAGGCAGAGTGCTAGTTCTGGAAACTAGAAGTCGGGATTTCAAAATTCCCTCCCCTGACCAATTATCTTGGACAGCCTAGACCGTAAGGATGGGATTTTCTCGCAGCCATATTTAGATGGAAAAGTTGAAACAAGACAGCGGGTTCAACTGTCCAAAATTACTACAATGAAAGAAATAAAATGCCAAAGGCTAGTATAAAGAATGATATAAGATTTGTTGATCCAATTACAATGGAAGTAGTTTGCAATTATAATGGTTGTAAAGAAAAATTTCAAATTGTAAATGAAGTAAAAACACAAAAGCATATTCCAAATAAAGTGCAAGAACGAGATATATCGTATATGATACAATCTAGACAGTGTAGCGAATGTGGCCGTAAATTTCAATTAGATATAGATAAAAAAACAACAATATCTAATAAGAACAGAGCAATAACAGATAGTAGAAATATATAATAAATACCTTTAATTAAGGATGTTATTATGAGATATATTGATTTATTTGAGCAAGATTCTTTTATAGATAATGTAAATGGGTGGGGATCAATCCCATATAATCAGAATATTAATTATATGGGACTAAAAGTGAAGATGAAACCTTCTGTTTTTTTATCACTTGCTGCAACTCTTAATACTGAAACCTCTGCAACTGATATAGCAAACCATTTAAAAAACTCTGGCAAAATTGGCTCACCATTTTTAAATATAAAAACTCCCATTGAATGGAGTGAAAATGACCCTTCAACACCAGCCACGGTAACTGGGCATGAAGGTAGAAATAGAATGCTTGCGATCATGAGAGTACATGGAGATAATCCAGTAGAAACTCATTTGTTCTTTAGTGGTGGAATTTCTCGTGCTAGGCATTTGACTAAAGAAATAATTAAAAGTGTTAATTCTAATCTTTATGCAGAAAAAACACATAACTTATTAAGTGGACCATTTTTTGAAATATAAAATGCATACTTAACTGAGTGTTATGCTCTCACTTTAAATGAGCATTTGAAGGGCTGATTACTTCCTAAAGTGTTGTATATGTATATTATTAATCATATTAAAAAGTAATCAATATATTAAATTTATTATAAAACTATATTATTAAATGCTACAAGAGGCGGATTTGATCACCTGTTCCTCTTGTAGTATATTAAAATTCGTTCAAGCACATTATAAAATTTCAAATAGTTAATTCTTTTACATCTATAAATATTATAGATGGAAAAAATAGAATTACCAAACCATATTAAAGCAAATTACCTATTGAAAATAAAAACTAGTTTTATTTCAAAACATATTTCTATATCAAATAAATCTACTAGGATATATTCATTTGTTACTTATGGTGAAAATAAACTTTACTCTGGATTTGTATTGCGTGATTTAAACGCAAGTATTCTTACATTTGTTTCTATGCCTTTTATGGCAGAATGGTATTTGACAAATTCTAATTTAGAAGAATCAATATTAGATGAAAGTTCTATACACTACTATATATCCCCAGATGTATTTTCAAAAAATGACAAATTGTATGGAGTTCATATTGTCAGAGAATTAAATAAAAAACACAATATAATTGTGAGACTACCACAAAAATAAAAACGGAGAATAAAATGTTTACCCAAAAGCAAATTGAAGATATAGTAGAACTATTATCTACATTAGATAAATCGACTAAGATTTATCTAGGGTGTGACTCCGTTCGTTTTATTCGAAATGGTCAAAAAAAAGCAAGATTCGCAACCGTTGCAATTGTTCATATGAATGGAAACAAAGGATGCAGAGTATTTTCAAATATATCAGTAGAACCAGACTTTGATGTAAAGAAAAACAGACCAAATATTCGATTAATGAACGAAGTTATAAAAGTATGTGAATTATACACACAACTTATTCCATTCATTGATGAATATGAAGTCGAAATTCACCTAGACGTAAATACCGATCCAAAACATGGTTCAAATTGTGTTGCTATACAAGCAGCAGGATATGTTTTGGGAGTTACAGGTGTGACACCAAAGATGAAACCAGAATCATGGGCTAGTTCGTATGGTGCAGACCAAGTTGCTCATGGTAGATTTTATAATACTGAAACTATATAACATCTTGACACTAAACTCTATGTGTGGTAAAAAGACAGGATAAAACCTGTCTTTTTTTATAAATATTCAATAAAGGATTAATGCTGTGAAAACAAAAGATATTATCATTGAGGCAGTTCGTTCTAGAATTGATCATCCCGAAGACTGGGTGTGGAGAAAAGGAGCCAGTGGTTATATTGCAGCAATTAATGCACTAGATTATTCTCAAAATAATATAAATCAAATCACTATAAAGTATGACGGAACTCCTGCATTAATCTTTGGTAGAGACGATAATGGCTCACTTATAGTAACTGATAAATCTGGGTTTGGTGCAAAAACATATAATGGTCATGCAAAATCTGCAAAAGAAGTATATCAAATGCTTTATAGCAGAAAACCAACAGAAGAAGGCAGACATGAATATGCAGCTACTATAGCAGCATTGTGGCCTATGTTAGATAACGCCGTTCCAAAAACTACCCGAGGATTTTATCAAGGTGATTTGTTATATGTAGGAACACCAACGGTAAATGATAATTATTTTGTATTTAAACCAAACAAAATCGAATATAGAATACCTACCAATTCAGTAATGGGGCAAAAAGTCTCAAAAAGTAAAGCCGGAATAGTAGTTCATAGCTATTTTAAAAATTCGACACAAGAAGTTCCTGATCCAGTATCTGATGTCAGTGAATTGCAGAAAACCTCTGACTTGTTAGTAATATCGCCAACTATGGGAAATATATCAATTGAAACAGTTGGAAAACCTCAATTTGACTTTTCTGAAATAGATGAAATATTAAATCCATTATATCTAAAACAATATAAAATATCAGATTTTCCTTTATTGATTGGAAAATATATAAACACCAAAGCAGTTGAAGGAAATCCTATCAATAATAAATCTGCAACTGACTTTTTAAGTTGGCTACCATTATCGAAGACTACGGTTGAAAAGCAAGATAGAATTAAAGAATATATCAAAAATAATATGGAATCGTATATAGAATTATGGAAAGCAATACTTGTTGTAACTAAATTTAAGAATATGATTAAAACTAATTTAGATAATCAACAAAATACACAAATAATTGCAACACTTAATAACGAACCAAATCATGAAGGATATGTTGTTTCTACACCTAGCGGAAAAATAAAGATGGTTGACCGTTATAAATTCATGGCAAAGCAAAAGGTATAAAAATATGAAGATGAATGATCTAGACCAAGAAAAATCAAATATTGTTGTAATTTATGCTGGTAGATTCCAGCCATGGCATAAAGGCCATGCTGCTGTTTATAATAATTTAGCTGCTAAATTTCCGAATGTATATATAGCAACTAGTGGAAAAACTGATGTAGAAAAAAGCCCATTTTCATTTGACGAACGTAGAGAAATGATAACTCATAGTGGTGTGCCAAGTGATAAGATAATTCAAGTTAACATACCATATCAACCAATTGAAATACTAAGTAATTATGATCCAGCATTAACTAAATTGATTATGGCAGTTAGTCAGAAAGATATGGATGGCAAAAATGCAAGATTCTCATTTGATGCCAAGAAAGATGGAACTCCAAGTTATTATCAGAAATTCGACGGAAATATAAAAAATTTGCAGACTATGGATAAGCATGGCTATATCTATGTCGTTCCAGTCTATGAATTTACGGTTGCAAATAAAAAAATAAGTAGTGCTACTGAAATACGAGATATGTTTCGTAATGCAAATCCAAGTGAACAACGTTATATAGTAAAAGATTTGTATGGCGAATATGATCCACATATTCATGAATTGATGCGTAAAAAACTTAATATATTACAATCAGATAAAAATTTAGTTACAGAAGCAATTGACCATCATATAGCAGAAAAACTACCATTTCGTAAACCAATATTAAGAGCAGGTAGCAAAAGCTTTTTTGAAATGATTATATACATAAAAGAAAATTTGCATAAAATTGAATTAGATGAAATTGATAGAGAAATATTAGAAACTGATATTGGTGAAATTGCACAATTAAAAGATGGAACAGTGGTTCCATTAGATTTGCCGATCTTCGAAGATGATCTTACCGAAGCTGAACATAAAGGTAAACAAGTTACCCTAAATCAGCCTAAACGTGGTGGATCAAAAAAGTTCTATGTGTATGTTCGTGACCCAAAAACTAAAAATATTAAAAAAGTATCATTTGGAGATACTGGACTTAGTGTAAAATCAAACGATCCAGCACGAGTAAAATCTTTTGTTGCTAGGCATGATTGTAAAAATAAGAATGATAAAACAAAAGCAGGATATTGGTCTTGTCGTGTGCCAAGATATAAATCATTGGGCATAAAAGGCGGTCAATGGTGGTAATTCCATACCAAGATAATAATATAACTCTGGAAAAATTTGTAAGAATTTTTAAAGAAAATGTCGATGAACATAATCTTGTATGGCATAGAGATAGCAATGACAGAATTATAAAAATTATCGAAGGAAATAATTGGAAAATACAATATGATGATTCGTTGCCAATGCTATTAGAACAAGGACATAGTTATTTTATTCCAAAAAATGATTATCATCGTGTAATTCAAGGAAATGATAATTTAATAATAGAAATACACGAAATTTAAGTGTTGCGTAAAAGCAACACTTTTTACCAAGTGATAGAAATGCATTGACAATATCACTAGAATCGGGTAGTATTGAGTTCTAAACAAATCATGGAGATTTAAAAATGAAAAAACTATTACTTGCAACTGTTGCATTCCTTGGACTATCTGCCGCAGCTTTTGCTAGCGACTTTGACAATACTTCATTTACTATTGTTGCAAGTTCATATACACTGGATTATAAAATTCATGCTGATTCCACAAACGAACTAACTGGACTTTCTGTTGGTTTTTATGCATTCCCATCCACTATGGGCAACGTAGACACAAATATGTATGTAGATACAAATATGTATGTTGAACTTGGATATGCCCGTTTGGATGAATCACTTGATGTTGATGTTGACTATCAAATGAAAGCATCGCTTACACCATATACTCGTGCATATGGTGCAGTGGGTGTAGAATATATAATGTCCGCCAATGACGTAAATACAGACGGATCATTGATTTTTGCACCATATGCTGGTCTAGCACATGATCTGAACCCAAAATTGTCAATGTTTGTTGAAGCAGGATATGATTGGGAAGTAACCAATGACTGGAACGCAAATGGCGGATATGCAGAAATTGGTGCAAGCTATATGGTAACTGATACTGTATATATTCAACCAAGTGTTATTCATACTCTAGATACTGGTACAGACAACGCACAAGCAAAACTAGAACTAGGATTTGCATTTTAATTAAAAAATAAAGGGGCAGAAATGCCCCTTTATTATGAATACTATCGAAAAAAGGTTTGTAGTAGCCGATAAAGTCAGAAACCTCGAAATACCCACTTAAGATCGTCTGTAAATATCGGAGTATTCATATTATGACAATTGATAAAACAATGATCTAACAATAGTTTATTATGCAGTTGACTCCAGTTACCGTTGATGATAGTGTGTGATTCACATATAAAGGAATACATAATGACCAAACCTCCTGCTCCTATTGCTATTGTGTTCGTTGGTTTGCCAGCTAGTGGTAAAAGCACGATGATTTCATTGCTGTCTAAGATGTTGTCTGATCCATTCATCTATTCCACAGATTCTTATATTGAAACTGTTGCAAAAGAAAATAACAGCACTTATAATGCCACCTTTGATGCAGAAATTAAGTATGCAACCCAGTTCATGGATGAAAAACTAAAAGAAGCAATTGCAAATAATGTTAATATTATTTGGGATCAGACCAATATGAGTGATAAGAAGCGTAAAAAAATTATCCACAAATTGGAAAAAACTCATCTTCTTACTTGTGTTTGTGTTCTTCCTCCACAAAACAAAAAAGAAGAAGAAGAATTGCAGTATCGTTTGGCACATCGTGAAGGGAAAACCATTCCAGCATATGTTATTAACAATATGCTGGAAAGCTTTGTCGTGCCTTCGGTGGAAGAAGGGTTTGCCCATGTCAAGTATTTTGACATTTATGGAAATGGAATAAGTACCAAAGATAAAGATTGGCATACTGAAATTAAAAAAATGACTGGGTTTTCTCGTATAGGATATAATAACACATGAATGGCAGCGATTTAGATAAATTATCTAGAACATTTGGTATCTATGATATAGAAGAAATACGTAAACCGCAAACATATGATTATAACTTTGTAGATGATACATTTTCGTCTCTTGCTTCACATAAAAAATATGCGACAATACATAGTTCATATCGTATAACAGTAGAAAAAGAATTTATTGATTCATTACTGGAAGCAAGTATTCGTAATGATATAAAAAATGGTCCTTCATTTAATATATTATATGAACAATATAAAGATGTTATCCGTGCAGAATCAAGAGAAAAAGAATTACAAAAAAAATATCCAGAACTTGCAGAAATAATGAAAGATTATGAAATAATGAAAGCATTAATTCTACAAAAAGAATAAAAAAGTATAAATAAGTGTTGACAAGCAGAAAAAAATCTGCTATATTACCTAAATAGAATAAGAGAAAACGAGAATTATATTATGACAAATTATATTTACAAAATGGAAGAGTTTTATAAAAACATTAGGGGTGATGTTCTCTAGTCGTATGCAAATATGATAAACGGAATTAACCCCCAAAGAGAAATCTTCGGGGGTTTTGCTTTTTAAAATCGGCGTGATAGCTCAGTGGTAGAGCAAGTGACTCATATTCACTCGGTCGTAGGTTCGAATCCTACTCACGCCACCAAAAATTAGGGACGAAGCGATAACATCAATCTCCCATGCTCTTTGAAAATTAGGAATGTGTAGTAGGAAAAAAATCCGATGATCTACAAAATGATATTGACACTAGCACACGAAACGTGCTAATGTTTCTTATGGGTCGGATGCTACAAGGTGTGGCAGGGGATTGTAAATCCTCCGAGGGAAACCTCACGTCAAGTTCGATTCTTGATCGACCCACCAATAAAATATACTATGGAGCAACTTATGAATAAAAAATGTGAAAGTTGTAGATTTGCAAGATTTAAAGATGAAGGCTACTCTAATTATACCGTTGAAGGAACTACATTTGAATGCCTGATAAACAAGCATCCAGATGGGAAGTTTGACAGATGGTATGGCGAAGATGGACGGTTGTATTGGGCATTGTGGTGTAAAACTTATGAAGCAGGAACACCAATTCGTTTGTGCGTTGATGGAAATGTAAAATGAATATACATATTGCCAGTAGTGATACTTTTCAAATAGGAATTGGATGGTTAAATGAAAAAGACTACGGAGAAGGTGGTTTATTCATTATGATTGGATATCGTTACATCAACTTCTGGAAAAAAGTAGACATATCACAATGTGCTAATAATTGGGATAAAAATGATTAAAAAAATATGGCGAATTTGGTGTAAATCTCTTGGTGAAAAAGTTGGAGAAACTGACAATCAAGCAGATATAGTTGCACTTATCAGAACATTTTGGTGGGTTACTCACATTGTAACTTGCTTTTTTATTATTGCAAATAACGGACACAACTTAGGACTCTGGTGAGGTAAAAAAATGAAAATTGAATATCGAAAAGGCGATCTGTTTCAAACAGAAATTCAAACTATTGTGCATGGATGCAATGCCCAAGGTGTAATGGGAAGTGGAATTGCAAAGATCATTCGTGAAAAATATCCAAAAGCATATGAGCGTTATGTTAATGAACATAATACGAATGGGCTTAAACTTGGTAAGTTAGTTGTAGTTCCATGTGGTGATAGAGTAAAGGATTTTGCCAATTATAAAATCATTGTGAATGCAATCACACAAGAATTTTTTGGTCGTGAAGATGTAAGGTATGTTAGTTATGATGCTATTGATGATGCTATGACTAGAATTAACCGATTTACTGAAACATATGGAATTACACAGATTGCAATGCCACAAATTGGTGCTGGACTAGGCAATGGTTCGTGGGAAGTAATTTCCGCTATTATCGAACATCGACTAATTCATCTTACACCAGTTGTGTATGTATTGGAATAAACTATGTGGAAAAATAAGTATTTTATTATTATGCTAATTATATTTTTAGTTCAATTATGCAATTTTATTTTTTCTATTGTTTCTTCTCTAAAAATACTGACAATTGTTTTTTCAGGATTGGTTTTATTATTTGTGACATTTGTATTGTGTAAGATTGTATACGATCTGCATACAGAAGGTTGGGAAGAACTATAATATATGGCTTTAACAAAAATAGTTGACATGGGCATTAGAATGATCTAGTATCCATGTCATACAAAGATAACAAGGATATTTAAAATGAAACGAAATATGAAAGCAAAACTACCAATAAAACGTAACCCTTTTGTTCAGCATTTGATTAGCAAAAGCGGCAGCGGCATTCACGGCAAAAGCAAAAAAGCACAACGCCGTGATGATAAAGCAGCATTGCGTAAAGAAAATAAAAATCAAGACGATTTTGACAAAGTAGTTAACTTTCTCTAAGTCGTCTTATGGATCGGTAGCTGAGATGGTTTAGCGGCGGGCTTTTAATCCGCGTCAACATGGGTTCGAGTCCCATCCGATTCACCATTATTTTGATGGTACATCTACAACGCTGAGGGAGTAGACCGAAAGGTGAAACAGTAGGCGACGAACGTGATGTATCTTCCAAGTAATGTAATTACTCCCGTAGGACTACTTGGCGATGGTCGCTGCACTTTCACTGCGGAGAAATCGGTTCGAAACCGATACGGGGGACCAAAATTACGGGGAAGTAACTCAGAGAGTTGTTGTTGAGTTCTAATTGAACGGCAGACAATCAGGCAGAGTAATCGGGAGCAACGATAAGTCATTGGTTCGAATCCAATCTTTTCCACCATTTTAAGGTTTATCATGACAAAATATCAGATTTACAAACGTAAAGGTAGGTTTTACCGAGAAAATGCTATCCGTGGCGAACAATATGACGGTAGTAGATGGGTATTAGTTAAATCATATAAAACCGAAGAAGATGCAATTAAAGCATTAAAAATTCACGAAGATCGTGATACACGAAGTGATGGTAGTAAACGGTGGCAATACAAGATGATAAAGAAAGAATAGTTATGGAAGTAATTAAACAATGACTCCAATTGAAATAGATGATTACAAGACAACTTGGTTAAAAAATGCCCATATTGTGCAAGTCAACGAAGATTTGGACGTTGATGGTAAAACTTGGTGTCGTAAAAATGTTGATCGACACAGATGGAGTTTTTCACAATATACAGACATATACGAGCATACATTTTATTTTGAAGCTGAACAAACTGCAAAAGATTTTGAATCTTATATAACTCATCACACAAACCACACCAATACAATGGATGCGAATAAAACTTCATATGTAAAATGTGGCATTTGCAATCAATGGATGAAACCTTGGCAGAAATGCGAAGATACGGATAGTTGCTCATATTACGATCATTAAATATCCCCAAGTAGCTCAGTTGGTAGAGCACATGCCTGAAGAGCATGGTGTCGGCGGTTCGATTCCGTCCTTGGGGGCCATAAACCTACAAATATATTATTAATAGGAAAAATATAATATGATTAGTAAAGCTGAAATAGAAATTGCACTATCTGAATTAGAAGATGGTGAGCAAACTTCTGCAATTGAAATTCTAAAATATCTTCTGGATAAAGGTAATTTTATTATTGATATGTGTGACTGTGATTTTGATGCAAAAGATAATTGTGAAGATTGCACTTGTGGTATGGCACATTTTTTAAATATGGAAGAAAATGATGATGGAAATTCAGAAATTACTTGATGAATCTGCCAGACTTCAAAATGAAGCATATTATACTAACACAGTAGTAGATGTTACGCACATTCATAATAAAATTAAAGAATTGCGTGGCAATACACCAATGCCATGTTGGGGCGACGATGATTGCTCAACAGAATTTCTAAGTAAGTGTCCGTGGCGTATTGACTGTGGAACTTAGTTATGCTATCATTGTCCTATAGCACAAATGGTTAGTGCAGGCGACTGATCTAAAATTCCTAAATATAACATAGGAGGGTTTTACCTATGTTATATTGTCAATATTGTTCAAAAGAATGCAAAAATAAAAATAGCCATACAAATCACGAAAGACTATGTAAAAATAATCCAGTTCGTGGAAAAACATTATTCATGAATGAAGAATTTCAAAAAAATAGTAAAGAAAATCAATACACAAAAGCAAAAAGATTAGGATTACCAGCACCAGAATATGATACTACCCATAGAAAAAGAGCAGGATGCATTGTTGCAACTTCTGAGCAAAAATCTAAATGGGCAAGAGAAGCAAAGACTGGCGGATATAAAGAAAATGCTGGAAGAAGTAAAAAATTTAGAGTTTCTGATTCTTTTGGTAATGACGTGGTATTGCAAAGCAGCTACGAGTTGCTATGTTCTGAGATTTTAAATGAAATGAATATTAAATGGATAAGACCAAAACATTTAAAATACGATGACGATAAAAAATATTTTGCAGATTTTTATCTTGTAGACTATGACATTTATCTTGATCCGAAAAATGATTATAAAGCAAAACTTGATAAAGAGAAAATACAAAAAGTTATTGATGCTAATAACGTAAAAATCTTTATTCTTGCTAAAAATGATATAACTAAAGAGTTCATAAAACTGCTAATGAGTCCAAATGGTGAGGGCATCGGCTGATAACCGATTGATACAAAGTTCGATTCTTTGCATTAGCACCAAAAATAAAGAGGTAAAGATAAAATGCGTATTGTAATTTTAACAGGTGCAGGAATTTCTGCTGAAAGTGGTATTCCAACATTTCGTGCAGATGATGGTCTATGGAGCGGCTTCAATGTTGAAGATGTTGCTACTCCTGCTGGATATAAGCGAAATCCACAACTTGTATTAGATTTTTATAACAATCGTCGTAGTGATGTTAAAAATGCAATGCCAAATGCAGCACATGAAGCTATTGCAAGATTGCAAAATTCTGGGCGGCATGATGTTACACTAATTACGCAAAATGTTGATGATTTGCATGAACGTGGCGGATCACCAAAAGTAATACATATGCATGGCAGCTTGGCAAATGCATTGTGTGCGAATTGTGGTGCATTTTATCCAGCAAACGAAATCATGAGGCTTGACGATAAATGTCTTGAATGTGATACAGCAAAAGTAAGACCAGACATTGTATGGTTTGGTGAGATTCCATATTCGATGGATTATATCGAAAGCAAGATAGAAGTCGCAGATTTATTCATTGCTATTGGTACATCTGGAAATGTATATCCCGCTGCTGGTTTTGCACGTGCTGCAAAGATGGCAAAGGCAAAAACAGTGGAACTAAATTTATATGCAACAAATGATACTAAGAATTTTGATGAACAAATTGAAGGTCTAGCAACAGTCATTGTTCCAGAATTTGTAAATAATTTATTAAAATAATTGGATATAAAATGACTGAATATAAAAATCCCACACCAGTAGCAGTGCTATTAGTTCCATTTGTTGATGAACTTGGAACTCGACTATTGTTAGTAAAACGTAATATTGAACCAAAAAAAGGAATGTTTGCCCTTCCCGGTGGATTTGTTGATGAAGGCGAAAGCATTGAAATTGCTGCTCGTAGAGAATTGCAAGAAGAAACTGGACTGCTTATTAGCGAAAGTGAACTTCAATTATGGAAAAGTTTAATTACTCCAAATAATCAAGTTTTAATTTTTTGTATAACTCGTGAATTCAACAAAGACGACTTTCTTAAACTGGTTATCAATTCAGAAGTATCTGCTTTTGCATTATCATCTTATGCTGGCGATACTGAACAATTTGCATTTCCACTACATGAAAGTATGGCAAAACATTTTCTTTCGCTATGTATAATGGAAAATATGGACTTGTAATTACTGATTAATTAATAAACAATTAACAAGAAAACGATAGGATAATATATGAAAGTTCGTGAACTATTAGAGATTTTATCAACACTTGATCCAGAAATGGAATGTATTGTGCAAAAAGATGCCGAAGGAAATGGATATAGTCCACTTTCTGGTGCCGATCCAGATGGTATCTATCTTGCAGAAACTACTTGGTATGGCGAAGTTTATGATTCTACATTGTCTGCTGACGATGCAGACATGGATGAAGACTTGTGGGAAGCAATGTTGAAAAAACCCCGTTGTCTTGTTTTGCATCCGGTAAACTAAAATGACAAAAGAAAAATCATTACTTGACTTTACTAAACCTGCAAAAGTTATCATTGAGGCTGGATTCGAAGATGGCCCCACAGGCGGATATGTTCCACAAATGAGCGAAGCTGATGCAACACGTTGGAAATCTAAACATTTTAATATGGGCAAGGAAAATGCCCGTATTGAACTACGTAAAACATTTACTGGTATAAACAACGGACAGGGAAGCACAAATATTACTATTTTTGTAGCACTAGATGGTTGGGATTATGCAACCAAGCATGAGCATCGCCGCCCTTTCCAGCGTGGAGTAGATGATTGGTTTCATACTGACACTCGTGGACTTAATGTGCGAATGAGTATGAATGGGCCTGCACTAATGACATTTGAGCAATTTAACGAAATTTCTCAGATTGTAGATGAAGCTAAGAAATATCTCACGGACCATCAAATCCAACAAGACTAAATTTTTAGAAAACTAAATTGAACAAGGTGTGTGATTATGATAGAAGTAAACTCTTTTCAGGCTCTATTTGAAGAGTGTAAATGCGAAATGAAATATTCAATTGGTCCACATGGCGATGGATATGCTCTGTATTATGGCAGATGTAACCATCGTCATGGGTATAATTTGATAAACATGGTAGAACCTGC